GCCCGACGCCAAGGCGATCACCAGCGACCAGCTTGAGGAGATGTTCGACAACGGCGACGACATCCTCGACTACGTGGACATGAGCAATCCCGTGGTCGAACATCACCCCCCGCTGGAGAAGCGCATCACGCTCACGATGCCCGCATGGATGGTCGGCGAACTGGACGAGGAGGCCGCCGATCTGGCGATCAGCCGCAACGCCGTCGTCAACACATGGATCGCCGACCGCCTGCGCACCACGCGACGCCGCGAAACGATCCACGCCTAGCCCTTAAACGACGAAAAGCCCCCGAGCCATACCGTGAGTGCGGTAGGTTCGGGGGCTTTGTTATGTCAGGCCTTGGATGCGCGGGCCTTGAGGGTGCTTGCGCCGATGACGACGCCGATGGTCAGGGCGACGGCGTTGATGGTCGTCGCGGCCGGATCGGCCCACGTCCAGCCCCATACGGGGCCGAGGGTCTGCACGAGCACGCCGATGGCCGGCAGCACGATCAGCGCGACCCATTTGAGCACGTCATAGGCTCGGTTCGGCAGCAGCCAATCGGGCACGGTCGGCTCCGTGCCGGCGGTCTGGGGGTCGGTGTTTTCGTCGGTCATATTGTCCTCGATTCTGTGATTTGGAACCTAGGAACCCCGCCCGGCCAAGGTGCAGGATTCCCAGGTTGGGTTCGGGTTCTCAGTAGTTCAGTAGTGCAGCACTTCGCCGGGGTAGATCACGTTGGGGTTGCCGCTGCGATAGCCGGTGAGCTGCGTGTAGCCGATGCCGAGGCGGGCGGCGATGCCGCTGAGGGTGTCGCCGCTGCGCACGGTCACGGTGCGGGTGGCCGGTGGGGCGTTGCTGCCGGTGGCGACGCTGCCGCCGCCGTTGTAGGTGACGACCTGACCGGGATAGATCAGGTTGAGGTTGCCGCTTGGCACGCTCCACCTGGACAGCGGCCACAGGCCTGTGCGCGAGGCGATGCCGCTCATGGTGTCACCAGAGCGGACGGTCACGCGGGTCGTGTTGGCCTGCGTGGTCTGCTGCGTCGCTACGGTCGCGGAGCCGAGGCGCTGGTTGACTATCGCCATTACCTTGTCGTAGTTCGCGCCGAGCGCGTCGCGGCGCTGCTGGCCGTTGCCGTAGTCGCCACGGATCGTGGCGGTCGCGAGTGCCTGTAGGTCGATGGTCTGGGTCGGCGGCTTCTCGGTCGGCGGCGGGGTTACGGGCTTGGCTGCGCCGGCGGGGTTGGCGTAGGCCTGCCACTGGGATGCGTCGCCTCGGAAGTAGTTGAGGTCGAGCGGCCCGTTGTAGCCGCTGATCCATCCGTTGGAGGTGTACTGGCGCATGGCCTCGCCGTAGATCGCGTAGTTCCACGGTCGGCTCTGGTAGCCGGTGGGCGCGTTGCTGGCGTACTGGGCGACCCACAGGCCGCAGTTGGCGCGCACGTCGCCGGGTATCTGGCCCAGCGCGCTGGCCTGCACGTACACCATCGGCCATACGCCGGTGAGCGTGTGGACGCGCTGGACGAACCGGCGAACCCAGTCGGAATTGCCCCACTGGGCGTTCTGATAGGACTCCCAGTCGAGCACGAGCACGGCCCTGCCGATGTAGTCCCTCGCCCGGCCGACGAAGTAGTCGGCCTCGGCCTCGGCGTTGTTGCCGCCGGCGTAGTGGTACAGGCCGAGGCTCTTGCCCCGGTCTGTCACGCACTTGGCCTGCGTGCGCCAACTGGAGTTCTCGAAGCCTACGCCCTGGGATACCTTGACTACGGCGAAGTCGTAGCTGGCGGTGCAGGTCACGTTAGCGTCCTGCCAGCCGGACACGTCGATGCCGACCATGTCGGCCATCGCGATCGCCGGCGTGCACGCGAGCAGCACGGCGAACAGTGCCGCGATGAGGGCCTGTAGCGGCTTGCTTTTGTTCTTGATTTTGCCCATTCGTTTTCCTTCCTATGTTGGGTGGGCATATGAAACAGCCCCCGCCGGGATGTCCGGCGAGGGCTAAACCTTCTTGGGGGCTATCGGCGCGTCCTGTATGTCCTGGTTGACTTGGGTGCCGTGCCCGTTGCCGCCGAGGCTGTGGTAGCTGTCGTAGACGAGCTGCGCGGTCCGTTTGGCGGTGTTGTCGGCGATGCCGTCGTTGGCGACCATTTCGCGCTGCATCTGTTCGAGCTTGCACAGCAGGAGCACGCGCACGCCGGTCTGCATGGCGTCGGATTTGCGTCGGTAGCCGCGCCACCAGCCGAGCATGTATCCGCCCAGGGCGGTGATGATGCCGGTGGCGGCCCAGACGGTGAGCTGCTGGGCTATGGGGTTCACTCTCCGCTCCCCTCGTCGAGGCCGGCGATGTATGCCCGTACGGCTTCGCGGCCCGCTTCGGGCACGTCGTCGATGGTCTTGCGGCCGGCGATGATGAGACGGGCGTAGACGCGGATCATGGCTTTGCTCATGCTTCACCCCCTGACAGCAGCTGGTAGATTTCGGCCAATGCCTCGTCCTGATCGAGGCTGGACGCCTCCAAGCCGGCGAGGCGCTGACTGTCCGATTTGGATGCCTGCACGCAGTCGAGCCAGATGCTGTCGGCCTGTTCGATGGCTTCCTGTTCGGTCAGGTCGCGGATCGTGTAGGCTTCGTCGGCGGTGTATTCCGTCCATGCGGTTTCGCCGTCCCCGTGCATGACGGTGGTGATGTTGCGGCGGATGCGGATGTCCGCGAGGCCGTCGCCGCGCGGGTAGTAGCTGACCTCTTCGAGGGGTTCGAGGCTGGATACGGTCTGGAGCATGGGTTTTCCTTCCTGTGTTGGGTGGATAAATACCGGGTTGCGCGGCGCATGGTGTGGTCAATGCGGTGGCGTCGCCGGTATCGGATGCTGTCGCTGTTGCGCAGGTATCCGTAGTAGGAGCAGCAGCGTCGCGCGAGCTGTTCGGTCATGGGCCGGCGTCTGGCGCGGTTGAAGGTGCGGCGGGCGCGGAGGAACACGCCGCTGCGGATGTTGACGCGGCCGTGGGGTCGGAACGTGTAGCCGACCATGTCGATGGGTTCGAGGTCGAGGCGTTTGCAGTTCCATTCCTCGTGCACGTCGAGTTTGAGCGCGTCCTTCAGGTAGCGGACGATGCGGCGGGCGGCGATCTTCAAATCTCGTTTGGAGGTGCCGATGAGCAGCAGGTCGTCCATGTACCACAGTTGGTGCGTGATGAGCCGGCGGCGGGTGATCTCGCCGGTGCGCCGGCTGGTGCGTTCGATGGTCATGGCCGGCGATTCGATCCAGTGGTAGGCGTGGCTGAGGTAGTAGTTGGCGAGCCATTGGCTCAGGTAGCTGCCGATGTTGAGGCCGTTGTCGCCTTGGTACCGGTCGATGAGGTGGAACACGAGGCGCAGCAGGATCGGGTCGCCGACGTCGCGCGTGAGCATCGCCTTCAATGTGGGGCGGTCGATGCTGGGATAGTATTTGCGCACGTCGAGCTTCACGAACCATTTGCTGGATCGTTCGCGTGTCCATCGTTTGATCGCGCGGCGGGCGTCGATGGTGCCGCGATTGGGGATGCTGGCGGTCTGCCATCGACCCACCTTCGCGTCGAACAACGGCTGGAGGGCCATGACGGCCACATGGTCGTATATCTGGTGTCTGACCGATTCGCGGCCGATGACGCGGTGTTTGCCGCTGATCGGTTCGACGCGGTTGAAGTATGCGATCCGGGTGTCGCGGTATCGGCCTTCGCGTATCTCGTCGGCGATCCGCTCGGCGAGGTTGTCGATGTCGGGGTGGGTTTCGAGGAAGCGGGTCACGTCGCGGCGGGACCGCTTGCCCTTGAGGTAGTGATCGATCGCCCTGCGGACGAATGCGGGGGTTTCGCAACGGGTGTGCTTGCAATGGGTTTTCAGAGCGTTTCCTATCTGGACTATGCCGGCGTTCGACGGTGCTGGATGGGTTCGCCTACCGGCCGGGTGCTCGGTTTGATTTTCGGCTGGGCCGTGGCTTGCCCTCTCACTGGCTGGCGTGGAGGGTAGTTGTGGCGTAATGGCGTATATGCGTTGACAGGTTCCTGATATGCGGCCCCCGATGTTCCACCTGCGATTCGCGAGGTCGTTCCTGAGGTTCGCGGCGAAAGCGCCGCAGGCAGCCCCATCCCTGAGGTTGCCGAAGCGCTGCACCACGCACGGACGTCGGAGGCGTACCGCCACAAATCCCAAAAGGCTGCGAAACGTCATGAGGGGGCTTTCGCCCCCTCGCTGCGCTTCACCCCCATCGCACTGCGGCTACGCCTTCGTGCGACCGAGCGCAGAGAGGCGGCCCCCGAAGCTCCACCAGCGATACGCGAGGTCGGACCAGAGGCGCGCGGCGAAAGCGCCGCAGGCAGCCCCATCCCAGAGGCCGCCGAAGCGCCGCACCTGACGGAGGCCTTGGGATGTGAGCGGGTTGGCCCCGATGGCGTCGCACATGCCGGTGGTGCTCGTCGCGTTCAGGCCCGTGGGGATGATGACGCCATTGGACAGGGTGAAGTCCTCGGCGTAGCGCCATGAGTTGTCCGTGGTCTTGTCGCGTGCGGTGAATTCGCCGATCTTGGTGTAGTTCGCCGTCGAGGTCTTGGATGCCTTGGTGATGTCGAACACGCGGTAGAGTTCGATGCGGCCGAGGTTGTCGTTGTCCTTGACGGCGTTGGCGATGAGGTCGGCGTCGCTTTCGTAGATGCCGTTGAACAGTTCGATGCCCTGTAGGCGGATGGGTTGGTGGTTGGCGGCGGACGCGGTGGATGGGCGGCCGTCGGTGCCGAGCAGCTTGTCGGTGGCCCCGGTCTTCCACGGCATGCTGTTGACGAAGCATGCGGTGGTCGTGGTGATGGCGTCGCCGTCGAGGTTGAGGGCGGTGTTGCTGGCGTCGATGGCGGTCTTGCTCAGGATGGTGCGTGCCCGGGCGGCGCTGTAGTTGCCGGTGTTGTTGCGTTCCTTGTCGGTGCCGACGTTGACGGTGCTGCCGACGTCGAAGTTGTTGGCGTAGCTGGTGGCGATGATGACGCGCTTGACGCCGGTTTCGGCCTTGGTGACGGCGGTCTGAGGCGTGTACTGCCAGCAGCCGCCGAGCACGTCCGAGTTTTTGGTGGCGTATTTGAGCATGAGCATGAGCTGGACGTAGAAGGTGTCGCCGGCGCAGCGGCCGGCGTAGCCCTTGCCTTTCTTGAGCGCGTAGTCGATGGCTCGGTTCTGGGAGCCGAATTCTCGGTCGATCTCCTTGCCGCTGACGGACAGGGGGCGTTGCTGGGAGTCGAGGGAGGCGGCGTATTTCGCGAACAACAGGCATGACCGTTTGCTGCCGTCGGGCAGCAGCACGCCGGGCAATGGCGCGTAACCGTCGTACTGGGTGTCGCTGTACAGGAATTCGTTGTGGGTGCTCGTGCTTTCGAGCTTGTAGTATCCGGGGCATGTCATGACGTACACGTCGCCGTTGCTGCCGTCGCGTTTGAAGCGGGTGTCGATGCCGTCGATGGCGGTGACATGGGGCACGCCGTCGTCGTCCACGGTGGCGTTGACGTCCCATGTGCGGAAGGCAGGCAGTGCGGCGTAGTCGTCGCGTCCGGCCTTGGCGTTGGTGCTGATCTCGATGGTCAGGTTGGCGTTGTCTCGGGTCTTCACGCCGGTTGGCGTGTTGCTGTACGTGTATTTGGGAAATCTCACGCCGTACACCTTGCCGTCCTTGTGGGCGGCGAAGTAGGCGGCGATGTTGCCGTATTCGCCCTTGGTGCCGTCGTACTCGAATCGCACGCCCTTGGCGGCGTTGGCGTGCACCTTGGCGATGAGCTTGGCGGTGTCGGCGAGGGTCATGACCTTCTGTGTGTTCGCCATGATGGCTCCTTCCTGTTTATCGGTTGATGATGTCGAGCGCCCAGTCGATGTCGGACTGGGTGAGCGGCGGGATCGTTTCGGCGTCGGACAATGCCGGCGCGATCACGGTGTCGTACTGGGCGTCTATGTCGGATTGGGTCGCGAAGACCACGCCGGCGGCCGCGCTGGCGGCGATCTTGGCCTTGCAGTCGTCGGAGAGCTGCCGGTATTCGATCACGCTGGTGCGTGCCGCGTCTGCGGCGTCCTTGGCTTCGCCGGCCGCGCTGACGGCCTTGTTGATGGCCGTGGTCGCGTCGTCTATGAGCTTGTCGAGCACGCCCATCTGATCCTGCGCGTCGGGCGCGGTCGCGTCGAACACGGCTCGTTCGACGATGCCGTGGAAGTTGCGCGAACAGGTCTTCGTGCCGTTGACGCTGACCTCGATGCCCATGAGGATCGCGCCGGCGTGCTGCAACGCCTTGCGCGGCACGGCGACACGGTACGTGGCCGTGGTGGTGCCGAACACTGCTGGCATGCTCACGCGGTCGCCCAGCCCGCTGCCGGGACTGGTGTTGTAGGCGAGCGCGACGGTGATGCCGGTGGTGTCGGTGATGGGGGTGCCGTTGTCGGTGAGTTCGACGGTGATGGTGCGGCCGTTGATGTCGCCGGCGTTGAGGCGTATGTCTGCGATGTAGCCGTTGGCTAGGTCGAGTTGGATGGGTTCGCCTGTGGCTTCGCGGAAGCTGTCAAGCGTTGCCATTGCCGTCGTCCTTGTTTTCGAGCTGGCTGCGGAGTTCGGCTATCTGCGCGTCCTTGATGTCGCACATGGCGGCGAGTGTGGCGATCTGCCGGTTCGCGTCGGCGAGTTGTTCGGAAAGCTTCTGCGATACGAGTCGGTCGAAGCTGACGTACTGCTGGTCATCGTTCATTTTTCTACTACCTTTCATCTGGTTATTGGTTGCGGCATGAGGCTTGCGTAGAAGCTTTCCTCGGCGTTGTCGATGGCATTGGCAACCGTCTTGTCCGAGAGCAGGTCGGAAAGCGCCTGTGCGTCAACGCAGGACGTGTCTATGCCGGTTCCGGCGTCTGAGTCTTCGAGGGCGTATGTCGATACCGATTGCGCCTGTTGCGGGATGGTTGGTAGGTGCATGCCTTTTCTGGTGTCGTTGCGGGCTACAGTCAGCGGATCGTTCTGGACGGTTCCGTCATCGGCGAGCATTGACATGTCCGCCGCACTGTCGTTCAGCGCCGCTTCGAGCGCTTCATAGGCCTCCGTCCAGACCCCCCTGCCGGTTGACGGATCGTATCGCGTCGTGTCCTCGACGCCTTGCATTATCGCGGCGACTGCTTCGGCTGTGGATCCAAGTCCGAGCAGTGCCGTCCAGGATGCAATGGTTCCTGGGGAGAACACGAATTGCTGGTATCCGTTGACGGGTTCGTCGCAGTTGACGATGATGTTCCCGTCGCTCATTGTCATGGTTTGTCTCATGTTTGGCTTTCCTTATTTGACGAGCCATCCGAAGGTGTCGCAATACATGTCGACCGTACATGGGGTCCGGTCGGCGTTGTACATTAGGATGTCCCATCCGGATTGTCCTCCGGTGTTTTTGACGTGCATGATGATGCCGCCCCATTCTCCGTCAGCGTTTGCGACGGCGTAGTATCTGCCGTATTTTGCCGGCGACGACGCGGTGAAGTGCACGGTCGCGACCGCGCCGACCGAGATCGCCCCGCCGTTCGGCATCCATGCCTTCCATGCCATGGATCCATCGAGAGTATGACGGTTCGCATAGCCTCCGAGGAAGCCTCCCATGTAGAGGTATCCGGTGTTGATGTCTGCCTTCACCCCGACGGCGCCGTTCGGATCCCATGCCGCAAGTTCCGAATACGTGTCCATCGCGTTTGTGTCTGGAGAGGCCGAAGACACCAGTCGTGCGCCGGAGCTTTTCGCGTCATTTGACGACAGGCTGTAGTCGCGCGTGACGAGTGCCTGGAAGACACCTCGCATCTTGGCGTTGTCGGTTTTCGTGCTGCCGACTCGTACGAAGGCGCCTGGATCTGTGTTCGCGCGACGACCGCCGTTGAAGGTGAGCGTCGAGATCTCGCCCACCTCGGAATTCGTGGACTCGGCAGCGATGTATGGCTGCTGCGCCGCATCTGTCGCGTGGATGAACGAGATGCCGGCGCCGGTGATGTCGGCGGATCCTCCGATCGGCTTCTGTTTGAATTTCGGGCTCATCCACAGGCGAGATCCGGACGTGCCAGTCTGGAAGGTTCCTGTGAGCGTGTTATGGCCTCCGCTGCCGTCGAGATGAACCGTTTCGACGCCGTTGGCGTCGGTCATGGAGAATATGCCGCTGTCGAGGTTCCAGTAGCTTCTCGCGCCGCTGATGATGCCGCTTCGCAGGTAGGTGGCGTTGACGTACAGCAGTCCTCCGCTCATGTACAGGCCCTGCAGCTGGCCGTTGTTCGTGAGCTTGTTGAAGATGTACTGCTGTGTGAGCGCCTTCTCGAACGTGTTCACATGGCTCGTGGCCGTGTTGTCGGCATACGATTTGGCGGCTTCGAGCGTGCTGGTGTCACCGTCGGCCGCCGCCTTCTTCGCCGCCTCGAGGGCCGCGTTCGCCTTGTTCGTCGCGTCCGTGGAAGCGGCTTTCTTGGCGTTGGCTTCCGCGCTGTTCGCCTTCTTGGTAGCATCGGCCGCGGCCGCTGATTGCGCGGCATTGGCCTTGCTTGTGGCGTCGGCCTTCGCGGACGCGAGCGTGTTCGAGCCGATGCCGTCGGCGTATTTCTTGGCCGCCGCCTCGGCTTCGGAGGTGAGCCGCTGTGCCGCCGTGGTGGTGGCGAGGTCGCTCGCCTTGTTCCCGGCAATGGTACTGGTTCCGGCCAGCCGGAATTCGCCGGTGGTCATGTCCCAGTACTGCAGGCCCTTCTTGTCGGTCAGGATGCCCGCCTTGACGAGGTTCGCGTCCAAGACGCCGGACTTGACGTAGGACGCGTTGGCATACAGGTTGCCGTTCTCCATGAAAAGGCCCTGGATCTTGCCGTAGTTCGTGAGCCGGTCGAACACGCTCTTCTGCCCAAGGGACTCGTCCAAGGCGTCCACGTACGCCTGCGCCGCCTTCTTCGCCGCCTCGAGGGCCGCGTTCGCCTTGTTCGTCGCGTCCGTCGAGGCGGACGCGAGCGCGTTCTTTCGGGCCTCTTCGGCTTTCGCCTGCGCGTAGTCCTTGGCCGCGGCGAGGTTGTCGATGTCGGTCTGGTCGGACTCACGCTTCATCTGGTCGGCGTACTTCTTCGCCTCGGCGAGCGCTGCCGACGATGAGTCTCCGGCGATCGCGTCGACCGTTTTTCCTCCGACCGTCGTTCGTGCGGAGAGTTTGAAGTCGCCGGTGTCGAGGTTCCAGCTGTTGTAGCCTGCGGCATCGGAGAGCAGGCCGGTGTAGATCGCGTCGGCGAAGAGTCCTTTGCCGTTCGCGAGGCTGCGCCAGTTCCAGTCGCCGTTCGCGTTCCTCGAGCTTGCGCACCGCCAGTATCCGCCGCCGATCTGGATGACCTGCGTGGGGTGCTGGTCGATCGGCTTGTCGTACACGTAGATGCCTTGGCCGGGTTTGAGGTACGTGTATCCGCCGGTGGCGTTCATGATCTGGTTGATGCGGTCGATGAGGTCCTTCATGTACGGGCCGGTGCCGCCGGCGGCGCTGTTCCATGCGCCGGAGTTGGAGACGAGTTTGTCGAGCGCCTGCTGTTGGGCGGCGAGGCGCTGCGTGTAGGATTGCCGGATGTTGCCGAGGGTGATCTTGGTGTCGGCGAGGCTGCCGGCAAGGTCTTCCTCGATCTGGAGGATGCGGCCTTCGAGGCGCAATGGTGTGGTGAAGCTGGTGTCGATGATCTGCACGCTGTCGCCGACGTCCGTGCCTTCCGGGTCGTAGCCGGCTTGTCCGAGGGCGGTCACGTCGGCGGTGTAGGAGACGACGGGCGTGGTGCGGGTTTTGAGCGCCGCTTTGGTGAGGTTTAGGAGTTCCTTGGGGTCTTCGCAGTCGGGGAAGTCCACGGCGGCTTCGCTGTGGTGTCTGGTGCCGTCGGCTCCCACGATGCCCCAGTTGGCGAGCGCTTGGTCGTCTTGGACGTAGGGTTTGCCGTTGTTGACGTCGGCGAAGCTGATTTTGCGGCTGTATCCGCCGGTGGCCTCGCCTTCCTCGTTGGTTTGTTCGATGCCTTTGCCCCACCCGTAGAGGCGGGTGATGACGTCGCCGCTGTCGATGTCGCGTTTGATTTGGGTGAGGTCTTTGCCGTATTCGAAGCGTTTCGTGGTGTTGGTGGAGCCCCGGTGTTCGACGAGGTGGATGATGCGCCGGCCGATCTGGTTGCCGGTCGGGTCGGGCTGGTATTCGGTCTGGACTTCGAGCCCGTAGGTGTCGGCGATTTTCTGGATGGCGTCGAGGGCGGTGCAGTGGTAGAAGGCGAGGTTGGCCGTGCCGGTGATGGTGCCGGTCTCGACGGTGCCGACCGCCCACCGGGTGCCTTCGAGGGCTTTGGCGAGGCAGGCTTTGGCGTTCGCGTTGCGGTTGCGTTTGTCCTCGATATAGGTGCGCGAGAGTTCGGCGATGCTGCCGGTGCAGTAGGCGACGGTGACGGGCATGCCTGCGGCGCGGGCGGTCTGGGTGGACTGGCATAGGTATTCCGCCCAGCGGCCCATCGAGTCCTTGAACGCGATGCGTTCGTCCTTGTTGATCTCGCCGATGGTGGTGATGTCGAGGGTGTCGGTGCCGTCGGTGGCTCTCGTGCGGATGGCCTTGATGGCGTAGGGCAGGTCGCCGAGCGGGTTGCCCCAGCGGTCGAAGATCATGTATCGCATGAGTGTGCTCCTAGATGAGTGTGAGTGGCCTGTACGCGAGACTGGCGGCGGTGGCTCCGGTGAGGGTGAGCGTGTTCAGGCCGGGCAATAGGGGGAAGTAGTCGGATTCGAGTGTGGGTGTCATGAGGTTGCCGTTGACGCGCAGCTCCCGGTGGTCGGGGTCGGTGTCGATGGAGATGCGTCCGGTGATGGCGGTGGTGGACGTGACGGCGAGTTTGTGGCCGTGCGCGTCCTTGATGCTGACGGTCTTGGCGTCGGCGGCGGGGGTGAGCGTCCATGTGGGCCAGCATGGCCGGTTGCCTTTGACGTGGATCGTGTTCGCGTCCGTTTTGAGCGCGATGGATCGGCTGCGGCCGATCAGGTAGGGGTGGGCGTCGATCTCGGCTTGCACGAGGGTGGCGATCTGGTGGTCGCCGGCCCATTTGTCTTCCCACGCGCCGAGGCTCATGCGGCCTTGGTATTCGCCGGGCAGGCTGCGCCATGAGAGTGAGACTATGGTGCCGGCTAGGGCGGCGAGCCGGGTTTTGGCGGCGAGGATGTCGTCTTCGCCGCCGATGGCGTACAGGCTGAGCGTGATGGCGCGGTCGCCCATGTACGCTGCCCCGGTCGGGTCGGTGAGGGTCAGGTCGAGCCGGCCGTCGCGGCCGGGCATGTCCTGCATGCTCAAGGTCGGTTTGGCGGCGTCGATGGTCACGCCGTCGGAGGATAGGGACAGCATCATGCGTTCCAGCGGGACGCCGTTGAGCGTGGGGTCTTCGACATGCGGCAGGCGCATGCGTCGCTGGTAGAGCATGATGCTGTCCTCTCTGGTTTTAACGGCCTCTCATGGCGAGGTAGTTGAGTTCGTAGCTCATGGGTTTGGCGAGCTTGCCGGCCATGACCTCGCCGCCTCGGTCGGACAGGTTGAGCGTGATGCCGCTGCTGAGCGCCTGATCGATGGCGTCGATGATGTCCTGTTTGGTCGCGTATTCGCCTTGGCTGCTGTCGATCGTGTAGGCCATCCGGCCGCCCGTGATGCGGGTCTGGTAGGCGTATGGGGTTTCGAGCATGCTGGTGTCGGTCTTCAGGCTCACGGTGGGGATCATGTCGGTCAGACCGTCGATGCTGTCCTCGACGAGGCCGCTGGCCTTGTCGATGCCCTGGGCCATGCCGGCGGGTATCCATTTGCCGACCTCGTCGCGGAAGATGCGTGACGGGCTGTGGATGCCGAGCACGCTCTTGGCCCAGCCGACGAGGCTGCTGCCGAGGTTGCTGATCGTGTTCCTGACCCACTGGAACGCGCCGCCGATGCCGTTGATGAGGCCTTGGATGACCTGACGGCCCGTGTCGTACAGCCATCGGCCCGCGCCGCTGACCGCGCCGAGCACGGTGTCGCGGATGCGGCCGACCGTGTTCGACACGGATTGGATGCCGTTGGACACGGCCGACGTGATCCCGTGCCAGATGTTCGACAGGTACGAGCTGACCGAGTTCCATACGCTCGTCCACACGCCGCTGATGGCGTTCAGGACGGTCGAGATGGTGTTGCTCACATTCTGGATGCATGTGGACACCACGCCGCTGATCGCGTTCCAGATGGTGGACGCGACGGACCTGACCGCGTTCCAGATGCTCGTCCACACGCTCTGGATCGCGTTGAGGACGGTGCCGATCGTGGTCCTGATGCCGTTGATGATCGGCATGAAGAACGCGACGATCTTGTTCCACACGTCGGTGAAGAACGTGCTGATGGCGGTCCATACGGTGGTCCAGACGGCCTTGATTCCGTCGAGGATGTTCGACAGGAACGCTTTGATGCCGTCCCATGTGGTCGTGAAGAAGTCCTTGATCGCGTCCCATGCGCCCTGCCAGTCTCCCTTGAGGAAGCTGAGGAACACGGCGATGACGGTGCGGATCGCGTTCACCGCGGTCGAGATGTAGCCGCTGATGAGCGTGAAGATCGTGGAGACGACGTTGTAGATCGCCGTCCAGATGGTGCTCCACACGGTGTTCGTGCTGTTCATCTGCTGGGTGATGAACGAGAGTATCCAGCCGAACACGGTGTTGATGCCGTTCTGGATCGCCTGCAAGGGTGCGACGATGAGCGCGCCGATGACGGTGAACACGTTGACGATGAAGTCTCGTATCCCGGTGAAGATCGTCGTGGCGGTCGTGCTGATGCCGGTCCACACGCCGGACAGGAACGTGGTGATCGACGTCCATGCGCCGGTGACGCCGCCGCTGATCGTCTGCCATAGGCCCGTGAAGAAGCCGGCGATGCCGTCCCATGCGGATTGCACGGTACCTGTGATCGTGGCCCATAGGTTGGCGAGGAATTCGCCGAGCCCGTTCCATAGGTCTTGCGCGGTGGCGACGATCGTGTTCCACGTGTCCGTGAGCCATGAGGTGAACGCGGCCCATGCCTTGCGGCCGACCTCGGTCTGGGTGAAGAACCAGACGAGCGCGGCCACGACGGCCGCGATGGCGACGGCGATAGCGCCAATGGGGTTTGCCGCTATGACGGCGTTGAACGCGCCCTGCACGGCGGTCGCCATTTTGGTGGCGGCGCTCCACGCGGTCTGAGCCGTCTTGACGAGGCTGAGGCTGGAGCCCATCTGTTTGAGCATTTGAATCGGGCCGCCCAAGTCCATCATGAGCATGATGCCGTTGCTGATGCCCTTGGCGGCGGTCGTCACCGTGTTCATGGTTCCGGTGAGCGCCTGTAGACCGCTGTTGAGCGCCTGATAGCCCTTGACTGCGGCGAACGCGGCGCCGATGCCGATGATGATGGGCGCGAGTTCCTTGCCGTGCTGGATGAACCAGTTGAGCGTGTCGGCGACGAGTTTGATGCCGTCGGCGAGACCTTCGGGAGGGATCATGTGCACCCAGTCGATGACCATGTTGACGACGCCCATGATCGCGTCCCTGATGGTGTCCCACGCGGATTTGAACGCGGTGATCGCGCCGTTTTCCTCCAGTTTGGAGTAGAGGCGCTGGAACCAGCCGATGAGCCCTTCGATGCCTGCCTGGACGACGGGCACGGCGTTGGTGACGCCGTCGGCGATCCAGCTCATGCCGCCGGTGATGGCGGGTTTGACGCTGTCGAGCACGCTCGCGCCGAGCTTGACGAACGCGGCTTCGAGGTTGCCGGTGGCTCCCTCGATGGTGCTGGCGGATGTGGCGGCTTCCACGGCGGCGTCGGTGAAGCCGAGCGACATGATCGCGTCGTTGAATTCCTGCGCGGTGATCTGCCCGTCGGCCATCGCGTCGCGGAAGTTGCCGGTGTAGGCTCCGGCCTCCTTGAGTGCCTGTTGGATCTTGCCGCTCGCGCCGGGGATCGCGTCCGAGAGCTGGTTCCAGTTCTCGGTCGTGAGTTTTCCCTGGCCGGCGGTCTGCGTCAGCACCATCGCCACGGACTTGAAGGTGTCGGCGGAGCCGCCGGCGACGGCGTTGAGGTTGCCTGCGGCTTCGGCGAGCTTGTCGTAGTTGGGCACGCCGTTGGCGGCGAGCTGGGCGGTGGTGTTGCGGATGTCGTTGAGGTCGTAGACGGTCTTGTCGGCGTAGTCCTGCGTGCTGGCGGTGAGTCGTTTGATCTGCTGTTCGCTGACGCCGGCGAAGTTCAGGGTGCTGGCGAACTTCTGGGCGCTGTCGGATGCGCTGGTGATCTCGCCGGACAGGCCCATGAACGCTTCGATGGCCTTGCCCGCGACGCTTTGCGCGATGCCGGTGATGACGCCGAGTTTCGCGCCGAAGCCGCCGGCGAAGCCGTTGCCGGCTTTGATGCCGGCGGTGTTGCCGGCGGTTTCCGATGCGCTGCCGAACGCCGATTCGATGGCCTTGCCGACGCCCTTCATGCTGGGCACGATCTGTACGAACGCGGTGGCGATCTCGATTGCCATGCTATGCCTCCCTGATGGTGGTGCGCGGTGCGGCCAGGTATGCGGCTAGTTGTTCGTCGTCCATCGCCATGACCTCGCCGCCCGTGGCTTCATGCCGGACGGTGCCGGGGCGTTGGAGTTGTCCGCGCCAGCGCGCGCCCTTGCGTGAGGCTTCCTTGGTTTTCGTCCAGGCGAGGAACGCGAGGCTGTCGCGGATGTCGGCGAGGAGGTAGGTTTGGTCGTCCCATGCGAGGCGCGGGTTGAGTTTTTGCCAGATGATGGACTGGCGGGGGAGGTTGGCGGCCAGTGCGGCCGCCCGGTTGGCGGGCAGTTCGCCAGTCCATATGAGGTCGGTGTTAAGCCCATAGAAACGCTGGAAGTCCGCTTCGAGCGCGTCGGGTGCCGTGGCGAGCATTCCTATGAGCGTCAGGAGTTTGGGGCGACCTGTTCGAGGAGCTGGGCGATGAATTCGCTGACCTTGTCGATGCTCACGCGCCCGGTGTCGGGGTCGCGCAATGCGTCCTTCATGGCCGTGTACTGGGGGCCGCAGAGCTTCTTGAGGAAGGGGACGATGGCGAACGCGCCGGCACCGTTGCCGGACTGGGCGGTTTGGAGGTCGTAGAGGTATTCGACCATGTCGAGGTCGTCGAAGATCGCGGGGCTGACGGCGAGGGTGACGCCCATGGCCTCGACGGTCTTGGGCTGGTTTTTCGGGGTTTTGTGGTCCTGCGGCTGCTTGGCTGCCATATGCGTGTCCTTTCAGAGGGGTGCGCCCGCCGGACGGCGGGCGCGGGGTGGGATCACTTGCTGAGCGAGGCGGTGGCGACGTTGGCGATGTATTCGACGCTGGTGGCTCCGTTGATGAGGTCGCTCGGGTTGGCGCTCATGGTCACGCCGTAGCCGATGGCGTCGCCGGCGCTGTAGGTGGTGTCGTCGAATTCGGTGATGGTGCCGTCGGCGACGACGATGCGCTTGACTCGGTTGCCGGTCATGGCGATCTCGAACACGAGCACGAGGCTTTCGCCGGACGGGATGGCGTGGTAGACGGTGAGCTTGTCTGCGGTGCCGGTGACGTTCGCGGTGCCGAAGCGCAGTTTGAGGCTGGCTTCGTTGGTTTCGATCATGTTGAACTGCCATGTCTCGCCGTAGCCGCTGATCTCGGACAGCACCTTGATGCCGCCCATCTCGTTGATGTCGGTGGTGTCGGTGTCGGTGGCGTTGGTGACGCCGTCCTCCGACAGGTAGCCGACGCAGGTGTATGTTGCCGACAGGGCTGTGGTGGCGTCGGTCGGCAGGGCGGTTCCTGCGGGCGCGTAGTAGAGGCAGCCGGTCTTCTTGGGCTTGCCGAGGCTGACGTTTTTCTTGTTGTTGTGGTTGGTTTCGGCCATGATGGTGCCTTTCGGATGGGGCGGCGTCGTCTTATTGGGTGGCGGCGTCGAGGCTTATGGTGATCTGGTATCGGGGCTGGGGCGGCGGGCCGGGGTCGGGGAAGTCGATGACGCTTTCCACGGTGACGGCGGCGATGGGGTCGAGCAGGTCGAGGTCGAGCAGTCGGGGCAGCACTTGGCCCGTGGCGAGCTGGGCGGCTTGCCATCGGGTTTCGGCCCAGACCTGCACGGCGATGGTGGGGCGGCTGCTGTATTCGAGTTCCCGGCCGCCTACCCGTTCGATGGTCACGAACCGTTGGGGCCGGTCTGCGGGCACTTCGAGGTAGGCGGTCAGGCCGTCGCCGTCGGGGTCGGCGTCGATCCAGTCCTTGACTGTTTTTTCGAGGTTGAGTCTCATTGCTGTTTCACCGACTTGAGCAGCGTGTTGTGTTTCGCGTTGTCCTCCATCGCCTTCACGTTGCCTTCGGAGCCGTGCCCGGTCGTGGCGAGCGCGACGCTGCCTTTGGGGGTGCTGACATGGGTTGCGGCCTCGTAGGTCGCGCCTTCGACCTGTGCCATGCTGTTGGCACGGGCGGCGATGAGCGCGGCCTGTTGGTCGATGGTCTGCTGGATGGGTGCGGATTGGCGTACCGCACGGAAGCCGGCGAGGTTGAGTTTGACCTTTGCCATGCGTTGCTCTCCTAGCCTCTGGTGTCGGCGAGTTCGACGGTGAGGTTCCAGCGGGTCGGGGTCATGCCGCCCGTGTAGGGGCGGGGGTCTCCGATCACGGTGTATTCGACGCCGTCGATTCTCGCCTTGGCCCCGCGCAGGCTCCGGTAGGGCCATGCGCGGGGCATGTGGATGGTTTTGGCGGTGCGGATGCCGTCGGGGCGGATGGGGTCGGTGGAGTTCGACTGGCTGCCGTCCTGTATGAGCACGTCGTCCACCTGTTCCTCGCGGGTGTTCCAGATGATTCCGCCGCCGGGGTCCTCGCCGGCTTTGACGCGGTGGATGAGGGTGATGGTCTCGCCTCTCATGCCGCGCCTCCGGCCATGTCGTAGGCCCATGTCTCGCCGTCGCCGCCCAGGGCTTCCTTCTCGCTCGTGGTGAGGTAGAGGTCGCCGGCGGGGTTGGCGTAGCTCAGGCTTTCGCTGTAGCTGCCGGCCGTCTGGGTGGATTGGGTGACGCCCGACATGTCGGGGCCGGCCTGCATGGCTCGTTTGACGGCCATGCAGGCGACGCGATTCAACGTGGCGGGCTTGGCGGCGGGCCAGCGCGGGCAGGTGGTGCGGATCAGGTCGGATGCGTCCGCGAGCAGCGCTTCGGCGCGATTGTATTCCTCGCCGGTGAGCGCGTGCCAGCGTGCTTCGAGGTCTCCGACCTGCGCGAACGGCTTCTCGTCGTCCGTTTCGTCCTCTCCCCCGCCGGCCTGCGTCACGGTTGTGCCGTCGGACAGGTTGAGCGGGGTGCTGGGGTATCCGTCCATGCGGGGTCTCCTTAGGCGAGCAGGCCGGCGGCCTTGAGCTTGGTCAGCGTGGAGTTGACCTTCGCGATGATGGCCGACGAGTCGGCGCTGGCGGCGAGCTGCGCTTCGGCCGCCTGCTGGAGCACGCCGCCGCGCGCGCCGGTGGTCGGCGCGGGCGGCGTGAACGTGCCGGGCTTGCCGGTGATGGCCGACCATGCGATGGTCGCGACGCCTTCCGCGAACGGGGTGCCGTCGGGCTTGACCAGACGCACGGGAATGGACAGGCCGGCCTCGTCGGCCTCGTCGGTTTCCTGCACTACGAGCGTCTGGGTGAGCGGCGCGGCCATCACTTGCCCGCCCTGCCGGTGCTCGTCGGCTTCTTGAGCACGGCGATGCCCTTGGGGTCGAGGATCGCGTAGGAGTACATGGCCTCGGTGCGGTAGGCGATCTGGTTGACGCCCTTGAGGTCCTTGCCGGTGTTGTCGGGGTCGCCGTATTCGATGATCTCGCTCCAGATGTCGCGCACCATGCCCCACTTGATGAGGCGGAAGTCGCCGAGGAAGGCGAGGATGCCGGTCGCCGGGGTGATGAGTCGGCCGTTGACCGTGCCGGACGTGGCGGCGGGGATGCCGTCGAGGTTGCCGACCTGAAGGTTGATCGGGATTTCCGGGTAGAAGCGCTGGCCGGTGGAGGGGACGCGAATCTTGCGCAGCTCGTTGGCCATGGTCTTGGACAGGGCGATGCCGTTGATGTCGTACTCGTCGCTGACGACCTCGGCGAGGCTGTCGATGTCGGCGACGCGATCGTCGGTGGCCGTCACGCTGACCGCGCTTTTGGCGAGCGCGTTGAAGCCTTCGAGGGTCGTTTTCTTCTTGGGGTCGAAGGCGTGGTAGACGACGTAGTCGAGGACGCGGCCCATCGCGGCGGCCTGGTCTGCCTGGATCTTGCTGATGATCTCCAGTTTGGCGTCGTCGTCGGCCCACTGGAGCTCGTTGCTGAGGCGGGTGGTGGTCTGCACCTTGAAGCGTTTGCCGACGACCGGGGTGAGGGTTTCCTCGTAGCTGGACTTCTGCGCGCCTTCGGCGACGACCTCGGCTTCGGAATTGCCGGTGAAGACCATGTAGTCCTTGTCGAGGAAGAGCTGGGGTTCGCTCGGGGACAGTGCGGCGATGGTGCTGGTGTCCTTGGCGCGCTTGGTGATGACGGTGGCTGCTTCCTTGGGGAGCAGCACCTTGCTGGTGTCGAGTGCCATGATGATGGTTTCCTTTCGGATGGTTGGTGGCGGTTAGTCTTTGTTGCCGAAGAGGCTGCGCACGTATGCCTTGGCTCGTTCGTCGGCGGTTTGGCCGGCGGGGTGCTGTGCCGGGTTGGGCACGTTCGGCAGCTTCGGCGCTGGGTGCATGAGCGGTTTGAGGATGTCGGCGTGCGCCTGAATCTCCTCTAGGGTGCTGCCGCGCAATGCTTCGGCCGGGATGCCGGTCTTGGCTGATACCTGCGTCTTCCATTCGGCCTGCTGTTCCTTGGCCTTGTAGGCGGCGACCTGCGCTTCGAGTTCCTGCGTGCGCTTGGCGGCCTTCTCGGTCTCGCTCATTTGGGATTCCTTGAGCTTTTCCAGCTCGTCGGCGGCGGCCTTGTTGGCCTTGGCCTTCTTTTCCCAGTCGCGCGAGTGGCCGAGCGCTTCCTTGTATTTGGCTTCCCAGTCGGTCTCCTCGCCGTTGCCGTTCGGTTTGGCCGGCGGGGTGGGGTCGGTGGTGTCCGAACCGCCTTCGGCGGGCGGGGCGATGTATCGGATATGGGGGTGCTGGAGGTTGATGAACATGGTGGTTCTCCTTGTATTCGGGCCCTTTCCGGGCATTGAAAAAGCCACCCGTGCGGGTGGCTGAAAACTTGGGCGCTCTTCTTCGGGCATTGAAAAAGCCACCCGGCGAGGGTGGCTTGAATGGGCCGGCGCTATGTCGTCTGGGCCAGTTCTTTGTCGAGGGCCGAGGCGTATTCGTCCTTGTCTTCGTCTTCGAGCAGTCCGAAGGCGTCGAGCAGGGGTTCTTGCGGCACGGTTACGTGGTTTTCGAGGATCGCGGCGATGAGCCAACTCAGGGCGTAGTACTGTTCGCCGGCGGCTAGGCCGTAATCCAGTTCCTCGGCTTCCTCAAGGACGTCGCAGTATGGCCTCAGCCGCCGGTATGCGGCTTCGCATTGCGAATCTGTTGCCATAGCTTCTCCTTTTGCTGAGGCACGACCGGGTGTGCCGTGTGGACGGTGAATCGGCCGCCGGTGTTTCTGGTTTTCTGGAGCCACACGCGGATGATCTCGTCTTCGACTATCTTATACAGGGTTTGACGTTCCCTGCCACCCGGTATGACGAGGTCGGGAGCCACGACGGTCTCTTCTACGGCCCACTTGATTTTCTTCTCGTCCCATTCCTTCGGAAAATGAGTTTTCCCGGGTACTGTCGCGTCGGGACCGTGGTTGGCGAAGACATGATCCCATGTTTTCGCCCGTGGCTGGATGACCTCGGCGGGCCATTCGGCCGATGATTCGAACACTCCAGAGGTGAGCTCGTCGGGAAACATGTGGTTCATGGCCTTCATTACGGCATTGGTTTCCGAAGTGCCAGCTCGTGATTTCGCGGCCTTGTACATGCGCTTGAACTTGTCAGGTTCGTAGCCGTCGAGTTTGGCCTCTCCCCATGAGGGGACGATCTTGCAGTCGCAGTCGTGGTGGTACCTGTGCCATTTGCCGGCGGTGTCCTCGCTGGCATAGACGAAGCCTCGGGACGCGAGCATGGCGCAGAACGCGCAGGTCTTGCCTTGGGGCACTCGCGCGTATTTGGGGCGGGTGGGGTCGTTCTGGGCGGTGAACCGTCCTGTGAGGCGTGCGGTCTCGTTGA